CCGCCGAGCGCCTACTCGCTGAATCTGAATCCGTAATGCTAGGCCAGTTGCTGGCTGCTTACACGATGGCTGTCGAGGCCCGCATGCTGGGAAGGAAGGGCGGCCGGTACATGGTAATTAGCGAGGAGAGGCTACGGCAGATGCAAGAGCGATTATGAAACTTCCCGTTTACTGCGTGTATTGCGGCGCGTATCTGGCCGGCAGCTGGACGCAGCACTTGGCCGGATGCAAGATCCTGGCGCTCATCCGGGAATCTGGCGCCGCGCCGGCCAATGTGCCTGAAGATATTCGGATCCACCTGGAATCGTTAGCGATCGAACCGGAGAAGCTTTGAAAATCCATCTGATGGTGCGCGGCTACCTGGGCCGCACGATGCAATTCGAGCGGTCGCTGACGAGTGAAGAGTGGGGTCTCGATGAGATCATCCCGATGCTGGCGCGGGAGCACGCCGAAGCGATGGCGTGCGGCCATCTGGGCATGATAGAAATCGAGTTTCTGGACGAGCCGGATGTCAACGAGCGCTACTTCAGAATCGGCGTCGATCCCGGCGGCATGGTGAAACCGATCGACATAAGAGGCCCCAAATCCGGACGACTGCCGCGCGGCCCAGGAGCTAAATCCGGATGAGTCCGGGGCGGTACAGGCGCTAAATCCGGATGCGTCCAGAGTGAACCATTCCACCCATGTCCGGCGTGGGGGTGATGCTTCCAGTCTTCCGGCGTGTGAAGGCGTTTCTCAGCGCAGGCGGGACAATTGGTCATTTGCATTCTATGCTATCCGATTCTCAGGGTGAAACCAGAGGCGGTTAAGCCGCTTCACAATCCCGGCTAGGTCGAGGCCATGCCGCAGCTCGAACTCATCCCTTCCCAGAGCATGGTACGAGTCACTCGACATCGTATGGCAATGTGAGCAGAGAGGGACCGCCGAGTAGTCCGAGGCCTTGAGGCTAGTCCCGCCGTCAGAGCCCGTATGCGCCGCTTCGCCGGCCGGATCCTGACCGCAGCACGCGCAGGGCAGTGTCCGGATCCATGCCAGATACCGCCATGATCTTGCCGTCTTGGGGGTTCCGAGTAGGGAAGCTTTTGAGGGAGACTTCCGGAGGATGTCGACGCCGTGCACCTCGCGCATGAGATAGCGGCGTAACTGGTAGTTCGTCACTTGCGGCGCTCTGAGGAGATCAGGCAGTTCATCATGATGGCCCGTACTTCGTTCCGGCTGATGCCCTCGAGATTCTGCTTTGCCCAGTTGCAGAGTTCGTGATAGAGCACAAGCTTCTGTTGCGTCTCAGCCCGCACGTTCGCAAACCAGGCGGATTCGGACAGGTCAGGAGCTGCCGCCGCGCGTTCGGCGGGAGATGGCGCCGGGTGAATGCCTGCTACCGCTTCCGCCCTGACAGCCTGCGTGTCGGGAGCCACCCATACGTCCCAGTAATCGCCGCGGTCTCTATCCCTGCGCTTGGCGACGTAGAACGGTTCGCCGGCGTGGAGCTCGAGCATGGCGATCGACTCCGCGACCTTGGGCTCGAGGAACATCACGCGGCCGTCTTTCAGCGAGAACATGGCGCGTTCGCCGTGCTTGGTCTGGATTAGCTTGGGGCCAGCGAACTTCAGGCTGACCTGTTGCGGCACGTTGAATTCGAAGCGGACGATGTCGGATTGAGGGGCCGCCATTATTTCGCCTCCCCTTCACGGCGTATCCTGTCCGCCCGCAGCAGGTCGTAAATCTCTTGCATCCGCTTCGGAGTCGTCGCCAGGCGCGCGTACTCGTTCTTTAGAGCCACCCGCTCTTCGACCGTCAACCCTACAGCTTTCTGCTTTGTCATTTACGCAACCTCCTGGGAGGAGATCAGATGGCGCCGTTCGCTCGCCGCCGGCCGTGGCGCGGGCAACTCGCGCGGATCGATGCAGAGGGCGCAGCGGCAGGGTGGCTTGCGGCTCGCGGCGTCTTGGGCGGCGTAGAACGGATCGATTTCGCCTGGGGGGAGATCGCTATCGAGGCCGAAGTTGATTTCGGCGCTCCGGTATTGCTCTTCAAGCATTTCGTCGAAGCGCTCGCGGTCTGATTGCATGGCTTCGTAGTCGTTCAGGTTGATTTCGTTAAAGCGGCGGATCATATGTTTATTATGCGTGGCGCTACGCATGAAGTCAAGCCTTATTTCTTGTCGGGGTTAGTTGGGTATGCGTGACGCTTGGTATATAATCGAATCAAAGGAAAAACTGAATGACGATTGACGAACGCCTGGAATTTTTGGTGCAGTCCACCGAATCCCTGCACGCCAGTGCGCAGGAGCTTCATGCCGCAGTCGCGGAACATTCGCGCCAGATCGCAGCCGCGGAAGCCCGCCAATCAGCGCAGGAGGCTATCGAATCCCGTCTTCGCATCGCCATGCTAAGAGGCATTCGGGCGTTTCTCGAAGGACTGAACGGCGAGGGGCCCGATGAAAACTAAAGACCAGGACAAGATGAGCAACGCCGCGGCCGCCCTGGGACGGAAGGGAGGCGCGGCCAGAGCTAAGGCGCTCACGAAAGCTCAGAGGCAGGAGAGCGCTAAGAAGGCCGCGGCGGCCAGGTGGGGGAAGAAATGAAAAAGCCTAGCAAGTCCGATGCGCAGCTCCGAGAGATCCGGGAGATTCTGCGATTGAACGCTATACGGCAAGCCAGAACCGCCAAACAGATCGATAGACATGCGGAAGCTAGGCGTCGAGCGGGCGTGAGTGAGTATGATCGGGAAATGAAGGAAATCCGTGTGCTCTTCAAGGCGAGTGCGGTAAGCCGAACCATCGGCGCGTGTGGGTGTGGTCATCGAAGGCCTCCGGACAATACTGGACGGCAGTCAAGGGAGACGGCCAGAAGTGGACGTATTGCAAGTTTGGCGGGTCTGGCAGTTTCCGCTTATTCGGCGCCCAATGGAAGAATGCGCGGCGTATCCGCGTGGTGCTCACCGTCGCGCACCTGAACCACACGCCAGGCGACGACCGGGACGAGAATCTGCGGTTCCTCTGCTGTTGGTGCCACTTGAACTTCGATAAATTACACCACCGGGAAACACGGCGCAAGCGGAAGGATGCTTCGAGGCCGATGCAGTGGGAAGGGGAGATTGCTCTATGAACCGAACGCGCGAGGAGCATCTGGAATGGGCAAAGAACCGAGCCTTAGAATATCTGCCGGGTAATCCAGTCGAAGCCATGACGTTCGATGGGGTCCGATCTACACAAGCACCCGGAACTCGAGAACCATGCGGGACTGGGGATTATGCCGATGTTCTACGGCGCCCATAACGATCCCGAGGCCGTCCGCAGGTGGATAGTGGGGTTCAATTGAGCCGCCAAGGGGGGGATTACCTTATGAACGACATATCCAGGATCGAGACCGAAGCGCTGGTCGAATTGCTCGCAGTCGAGATGCGCGATTTGGTCGAGTCGGGCGCGGGCTTGCCTTTTGTCTTCGATCCGGCCGAGGCCTTCGCGTTGCTGGCAGTGTTGCAGCTCGCCTTAAGACATCCAGGTCTCGCCGGATTCGCGCACGATGTAGCGCTGCGCCTGGCGCATAACATCGAGCAACGCCTGGGCGTGACGCCGGCGATCCGCGAGGCCGCCCGCCGCGGTTGGTTCCCGGAGCATGACCGCGGAGAGGAACGCGACGGGGCTAAGTTCTACGGATCAAATCCGGAAGAGGCTGAGATCGCCGCCGCCGCCGAACGCGAAGCCTGCATGAAGATCGCGGAGGAGTGCGCCGCTTTGGCTGGCTCCGTATTGATAAATGAAAGTTACCGGAACGTGTGGCGCGCGGCGGCCACCAAGATCCGCGATCGCATCGGGTTCCGGGGACTGCATAATTCCTACGGATCAACCCCGGAAGAGGCCGAGAAGTTGGGGCGCGAAGCCTATGAGAGAGCGGCTAAAGGGGAGAAATCGAAGTGACGATTGATGCCCTCGCAAGCGAGTCAAGGGAAGCCGACGCGCGTCTGGGAGCGAGGATCGAGAGTCTTGTGAGCGCGATAGGTCAGTTCATTGCGAGGGAGAATCGATGATCGAAGAAGGATTCAAGATTGGGTTGGGAATAGCCGCCTGGTTCGCGGGGCAATGGATTAGACGCTGCCTGCTGTTTTACTTCTGGCGGTCTCCTGAACCATCCGGCGCCGATGCCATCCTGGATAAGGTCTTTGCTGTCAGCTGCGCTCCGGCCGTATCTCCGCGAAGGTCCATCTGAATCCCCTGCGTCATCAGATTGATGAATTTCTGATTTGTCAACAGTCGGGCGAGGGCCTTGTTGGCGCCAACTTCCGCACCTACGCCGGCAATCGCTCCCAGACCTCCCAACCCGGCGCCCTCGGCGTAACCACCGTGGGTTCCCCCTCCGACCGCTCCAAGCGCCGTCCCCAGTCCGGTGAATATGTTTCCTTTCATCCGGTTCAGATTCGCGAGAAACGATGTGCCCGAGGTATTCGGATTCCTGGCTAGCCGCTTCATGGCGAAGAACAGGTTGTTCAGGCTATCTACCACCTTGGGGTCTTTTACCATGAGCGCTTTCGCTTCTTCCGGCATATCCAGCCAGCCGTCGAGCGTGCCCTGCACCTTCTGCAAATCGCCTTCCCGCGTGGCGCGATTAAAGATCCCTTCGACGAATGAGCGGAACAGTCCCGGCATCTGTTCCGGCGTCTCTTGCGCAACGGCGCGCAATTGAGTGATGGCGCGACCTTTCGAAGCCATCAGTTTATTGGCTAAGGCCTCGGGGTCCATCTGGGTGAGGGGCCCGAACTGCTGTTGTTTGGCGTAATACTGATCGAGTTGACCGATCAGCTTCGGATCTTTGAAAAGAACCTTCTTACTCTCCGGGCCTAACGCATCCCACTTGCCCCCTGAATCGATGAACGCCCTTCCTATCGCCGGCATTTGATCCGGGGCCACCTGCGCGATCGCCCGCATCTGCTCGATATTCGCGTCCCGGCCGCGCGTCATCTCGCCGTAGACGCCCACCGGTTCTTTCTCTGTCAGTCCGCCGAACTGCTCTTTCTGGGCATAGTAATTGTCGAGCGAGTTGATTAGGTTATTGTCGCCGTGAAAGATGACGTTCTTGGTTCCCGGGCCGAGAGTGTTCCAATCCCCGCCCGAGTCGATAAACGCCCTGCCGACGTGCGCCATCGCGTCGGGCGCGATTCTGGCGATATTGCGCAGTCGCTCGACGCCGGCATCGCCTGCCCACGTCAACCCCCTATAGACGCTTACCGGCTCGATCTTCTCGAGGTTCCGGTTTCCGAATCCGGCGTAAGCGTCCGCAATGTCGTGCTTCTGCGCCGTTGCCCTTCGGCCGGCCTGCAGATTGTCGAGTGCTGGTGAGGGGGTCCCACTCGCGGGGTCCCAACCCGGATAGAACGCGGTTGCCATCTTCGCGTCGATAGCCTGTTGGAGTTGCGCCACCGATGCAGCCGCCAATCCCTGGCTAGGGTCGCGCAATTCTGCCAATCCCTTTTCAGTGCGCGCGGCATCCTTCAACATCCCGAGATCCGTTTCGGCTACGCTCGCCGGCTTGAACCGCGATTCGTTCAGGATATTCCGCATCGATTTGAGGCCGAGCGATGCTCGAACATCGGTATCGCTCAAGGTGCGTTCGTAGCGCCGCGCGAGCGGTTCGAGCGCATCCTGAACGTCCGCCATATCGATGGGGAGGGCCATCTTTTCCGTCGTAACGGAGCCGTCTGCGTTGTATAGTTGATTCCCTTCGTCGTCTCGTACCGGCACCTGCTCGATATTGCCCGGATGCTTTTCTGCCTGCCATGCCGCTTTATAAGATTGATCCGCCTGCTTGTCCAGATTTCGGATCGCGGCCTTTCCGGCCTCGAGAACCTTTCCGCCTGCAATTTCCGGGCTCGATGGCGTAGGCGAAACTTCGCTTGCGAGACCGCTCCGCGTCTGATCGAGGAGGCTCGCTAGTTTATTCCGCAATCCCGCGCCAGCCTCTTCCGGGGTGGTCTCTGCTGGTAATACCTTGGCCGCCAGGTCGCTGCGCGTCTTTTGCAGATTAGACGCAAGCTGCTCGCTTACCGCCGCGCCGGCCTCTTCAGGCGTCACCGGCTGGAACTGGATCTTCGATAGTTCTCTTTTCCCCCGGTCAATCAGTTCTTGCTTGAGAGCCTGCTGGCGTTCCGCTAGCGCGCCGCCGCCGGGAGATCGAGCTACAGAGCTTTGAATGTCGAGCGCAGAGGGTGAGCTCGTCTGCATCGCGAGAGGCGTCTGCAAGCCTTGGCTGGCCATCCATTGCTGGTTTGCCTGGTCCAGCGGGTCTAGAGGACGGACCAACGGGGGTACGACGGTGACCTTATCCGGAAGAGCACCCCGAAGAGCGCCCGCAACGTGCGGCGCTGCCATCGTTATGCCGAGAGTGGTAGCGTCGGCCGCGGCGCCGGTCAGGTCCCCACTGCCCAACTTCTCGCCGATGTTGGCAGCGGCGGGCCCAACTCCAGGCAGGATTGCAGCGAGCGCGTGACCAACTGCTTCCGATCGATCGCCGGATTTCCATTTGTCCGCCGCCTGGATGGCCTGGTCTACTTGAGGATCGAGAACGAGCTGCTTTAACGCCTTGATATGGTCGATGGCGCCTAGCGGATTCATACTCGCTGCATCCGTGGCGGCAGCCCCGAGGTGCACCGCGGTTGCAGCCATTCCCTTTACGGTGTTCCATAGCCCCGTGCCGACTTGTGAAAGATATCCAGGAGGCGCGTTAGTTTGGGCGTACACCTGATCGAGTAAGTCCCCGCCTTGCCCGCCTTGCGGCGCGGTTGACTGTGCGTGTACCTGGTCGAGAAGGTCCGCCATGTGTCTATTGCGCTTTTGGAATTATCCAACCCGCATCGGTCAAAGCCTTGCGCGCTTTGACTTTGTCGTTCCCGTTTGCGCCTAAGTACTGCTTGATGACGTCGGCAGTGGCTGCTTTTCCCCCGCCTTGAGGGAGCCCCCCGCCGCTCCCGCCGCCAGGCGCCGCAGTGGGATCGAGCCCATGCTTCTGGAACACTCTTAGAGCGGAGGGTAATACCGGGCTCCAGTTGCCTACCCCCTGAGCCTGTGCGCGTTGATGGTACGTTTGCAGTTTACTGCCCAGCGCTTTCAGGTCTTCCTGCACAACGCCCGCGAATTGATCGGGCGAACCCGCCTTGTCGATGCCGGCCTTGATGGATGCGATCTCCGGATCCGTGGCGTTACCCTTGAGAGCGTTCGCCATTTCGCCGGCCCATACGTTCTTTATCGCTTCGAGGTTAGTGGGAGTACTCGAGCCAAACATCGTCCGCAAGGCGTTATACGCCGCGTTTCCCGGCTGGAAGTTGCTGTTCTTGAGCGCGGTTGCAGCGTCCAGGAATTGCTCCGCATGCACCGCGCCAGTGTTCAGGTTGCCGATATTCGTTCCATCAGGACCGGTGGTAAAGGCCTTGCGGATCTGGGCCCGCTGTTCGTTGAACGTCGGATCGTACTTGTAGACCGCGTTCCGTAGCGCGATAGCCGAGAGGCTGCGGCTTGAAGCTGGCGGCATGTTGTCCCGCCCTTCTGCGATCGCCTTGACCTGCGCGCTAGTTGCCGGGGGAAGAGTGCCAAGGTAATCCTCTCCGGTAAGGTTCGGCGCCGGCGCGCCGCCGCCCGAGCCGAGGCCCGGAATCGTCAAATTGAACTGCGGGCTGGCCGCGAGCTTAGACTGGTCGAGACGTTTCAGAGCCGCATTCGCCTTAGCTCTGCTTTCGGGGGACGCTTTCGGATCGACCGCAAGCAGAGAGAGTTCCGCTTCCGTTTTGGGGAGCTGCTGCAACTGTTCCAATGCTGCGCTCGCCGCCTGGCGATCGGCCGGCGTCCGGTTGGGATCGGTCGAGGCCTGCACGAGCTCGCCCTCTGTTTTCGGAACCTGGGTAAACATCGCCTGCTGGCGTTGCTCCGGCGTCATGCCGGTGCGATTGATCAAGGCCTGCATGCCGGGAACCCACTGGCTGCTCTGGTCGAAGACCTGGCGCGAGGCGGGAAACGTCGTCGTCTGGCCGCCGCCGGAAATATACTTGTCGCGAATCGCATCGTAATCCGCTGGATTGGTTGCGCTCGCGAGAAGCGATGACGTCGAGGCCCTCTGCTTCTGTTCGTTGTCCGAAGTGAGCCCCAGTTTTTCAAGGTTGAATTTCTGCGCCGCGGTATCGGCCGTCTGTGTTCTCGCCTGGGCGCTGATCTGCGCCGCCTGGTTCGTGATCCATTTGTCCGTGTTGAGGCCGGCTTCGTATAACTGTGCGCTCCGGGGGTCCGTATACTGGAAGACCTTGCCCGGGGTTACGAGCCCCTTCGTCACCAGGTCTTGCCCGATCGAGGCGGCGAGCGAGGCCTGCTTGTTGGGATCTTTCTCCCCAAACATCGGCTGATATGCGGCATGCACCTGATCGCGCCACATATCGTGCTCTTCCATCTTGGTCTTGTCGAGCGTGGCCCGGTCTTGCGCTGCTTTTAGGCCCAGCTGTTGCGCGGCGAAGATGTCTTTCGGCAGAACGCCGTACTGTGGCGCGAGCTTGACGGCCTGGTCGATATCGCCGTTTGACTGGAGATATGCCTTCATGAAGCCCTGCTCGCTCTGAACGTCCATCTGCTTCTGCTGAATGCCGAGTTGCGCTTCCTGCTGCTGCAAATTCTGGGTCTTTATCTGGCCCATCTTCGAAAGGGTTTCAAGAGGGTCCGTATACTGCGCGGGCGTAATCTGAAACCCTTGCAGGTTGGCGGATTGAGGAGGAGCGAAGTCAATGGGCATGGTTTATCCGATCGTATAGCTGCCTGGCCTCGTCGTAACGCCCGGCGCATAGTTCGGGAAGCTGGACATGCCGCCGCCCCATCCGCCGCCGCCTCCCCATCCGCTGGCTCCGCCGCCGGACATCCCGCCGGTCATCATACTCAGCGGGTTGAAGCCGCCTGTAAGGCCACCTATCAGTGCGCTATTCGCCGCGCTTCCGATGCCGCCCAGCATGTTGTTCCACTGAGAGGCCGCCCCGAGGTCTCCTTGCGCGATCGCCTGCTGAGATCCGATCTGCGTATTCGCGAGGTAGTTCGCTCCTGAGAGCGTATTCGACGCTGCGAGGTTCCCTTGGGACATATTGGCGTTGCCCGCGTATTGAGCGCCCTGCATCCCCGCCGTGCCTGCATACTGAGCGGCTTCGGTCCCCATAGAGCCCGCGTATTGAGCGGCTTGCGTTCCCAGCGTTCCGCCGTACTCCGCGGCCTGAAGTCCGGCCTGCCCTGCGGTTCCCGCGGCCTGCTGTCCCATCCCCGCGACCGTCGCCAGGCGTTGGAAGTTCTGGTTGTAGATGTTCGCTGCGTTTCCGAATGCGGTACCGGCATAGTTCTGGGCATACTGCTGGAGCGCTTTGGCCGTGCCGCCGCTTCCGGTGACTCCCGCTGCCGCCGCTTGCCTCGCCGCCGCTTGCTGTCCCTGCTGCAATTGGAATTGATAGGCAGGGCTGTACTGCGACATCATCGACGCCGTGAAGGGCTGAGATGCCGCGGTGAGGCCGTTGGCAGCGGTCGCGCCGGCCTGCATGTAGGGGTTCATGTAGCCGGTCAGGGTATCGGCCGCGGTGGTAGCTCCTCCTGCGCCAGCCTGAGCCGCTGTAACGGCTCCCTGGCCCGCTGTAGCAGCGGCCGAGGTTGCGCCTGTGCCCGCCGCCGTGGCTGCGTCGGTGACGCCCTGGCCCGCGGCCTGGCCGGTTGCGATGATGCCCGGATTGACCTGGTTTACCGCGTTGGTGACCGTTTGTCCTGCGGTGTTATAGCCCTTTTGCAGGGCTGAGGCCGCTGAGTGGGCTGCGCTGGCGCCCTGAATTCCGCCGATTACGCTTGTAATTAATGATGGCGTATAACCCCCTTACTCCTCAATGTGTTACACTGAAGACGCCGGTAATCAACCGGCAGGAGAAAACACTTGATCGAACACATAACCGACAGCCAGATTCTGACCATTACAATTGCCGTCGTTTTCCCGATTGTGGCCGTCATCTATTCGCAAGTAGCGTCCAAGGATCGCTTCGGCGATCTTATCCAGTCGATGAACCATCGCTTTGACGCTATAGACAAACGCTTTGACACCCTGGAAAAACACACCGATGCGAAGATTGACAATGCGTTCGCCCACATGGAGATGTTGCTGAAGATCCACGAACTGGAACACCACAAGAAATAACAGTCTCCGTCGCGCATACTCCATGTAAACGGAGCGTGGGATTGATAACCCCGAGGGGCCTACGTAACGGCCCCATTCCCCACCGGCATTCCCAGCACGATCAGATCCTGCAGCTTGCCATGCTTCATGAACGCCTGCGGATGCGTGCCGACGTGCCGCATTCCGATCCCGTGCGTCCCGTAATAGATCGCCGCCCTGTTGGTGCGCGGGACTTCGGCGACGAGACGCCGGCATTCCGTACGTTCTCCCAGCCATGGCGCGAGCTCGCGGGCCGCTTCCCATTTCTCCGGGGTGATCGCTTCCGGGAGCATACAGACGTGCAGTTCCCAGCAGTGACAGTTTCTTGGGAACAGAGCGAACAGCCCCACGTTCCCGCTCCCGTTCCGCGCGATCAGATACCGGATATCCGGATGTATGTTGACCGCGTACTCCTCACGCGGGACCAGGTAATCGTCTCCCATGTGCTCGTACGCTTGCGGGTTGGTCAGGATCTCTCGCACCAGGTTGTAATCCGTGGTGAGCTGGAAGTCCATTTACGGTGAAACCCACAAGGCGCTAATCCGGGTATGGGGCGAGGCGACGATCGAGGTTCCCGTGCCACTTGTTTTGAATGCTTGCAGTTCGGCGAACGCCCCTGCAGGAGCGGTCGCGAGCCATTGCTGGGCCTGGGTTCCGCGCTGTCCGGCAGCCGCCGCAACCAATACCGCCGAGCCTGAGTTGGCCACCCCGTTCACGAATAATTCGCCGATAAAAGCGGCATTGACGTCGCCAGCGCCCTGGGCGATGAAGTCGAACACGCCGATCACGAGATACGTCCCCGCGACGGTCAATGTGAGGTTGGCCCCCGGTACGGACTGGTTAGCGGCGGTGAGAGTCAGATTACTCGTGGAGGAGGCAAGGAGCAGCAGATTCTGCGGCGTAGCCGGCGGGGGCGTGACTTCCACCCACGCGCTCTGCGACCAGATGAACTCGCGCTGTTGATCGGTACCGCGAAAGTCGAACCCGGCGTCGTGTACGCCCAGATCCGTGGGGCGCTGATCCGGACTGAGAGTCCCCCACATCGTGCCCGCGATGTATTGCCATGCGCCGTTCTCATTCTGATAGATGACGCTGCCGCGGTCCCATTCGACATACAACACGCCCTCTGCCGTATCGGCCGGCAGGGGACGCGCCGCATGGGTTCCATACTGCACCGGAGTGACTTCGACCCATTGGGTTTGCGACCAGATGAACTCGCGGGCCTGATCCGTGCCGCGGAAGTCGAAGCCGCCATCATGCACGCCGAGGTCAGTCGGCCTCAGGTCCGGGTTCAGCGTGCCCCACATCGTGCCGGCCAGATGCTCCCACGTCCCCTGATAGTTGTAATAGGCTACGCCGCGGTCGCTTTCGACGTAGATCGCTCCATCCGGTACGCTGGCCGGGTCGGGACGCGCCGAATGCGTGCCCTGGGTTGCACTGGGCGCCTGCAACTGCTGAAGCAGCAATTGCCCGGTGCGCGTGACCGTGCCGTCTGCATTCACGATAGGGGCCTGCGTGGACACCACGGGTATCGGCGTGGTCTTGCGGTTGTTCGCGTTAATGTTTGGGCGAGGCATCGCTCTTTAGCGCGTCGATCGCTTTGCCGATATCGTACGCGGCAGTTCTGAGGCGCGTCAGAATATCGGCTTGCGTTTTTTCAAGATGCGCCCCCGTGAGCTCGATAAGGGCGCTGGTTACGCACTCTTTCCACCCTTGCGAATCCTCTAATGCCATGTCGCATCCGTCCAGTTCAGGTAAGCATTCGCGAGCGAGACATCCACCGAGGGATCGAGGGTCTGCTGAAACACCTGGTGAAAACTCTGCGTCCGGTCGTCCGACCATGCAAGGGTGAAAGTCACTCCCGAGGTCTCCGATGTCTGCTCCGTGTCCAACTGCCAGATGCGGTCCCTTCCGTTGCCCAGCCTGTTCCAGAAGACTCTTTGCAAGCCGAGCACGTCGCAATCGATCTCGAACCGAGCATAGAAGCGCCGCATGTTCTCGTTGGTCAGATGAGGAGCGCGCCGCCGTCTTACGGCAATCGCGCCGTCATCGGTCTTATAGGCGGATGACATGATGTATATCTGTCCGGTCGAGTAATCGCCCGCATAGTGAACGTCGGTTTTGCCGTCGAGAGCAACTACGCAGTGAACCCACGGCCGGATCCGGTCCCATGACGCGCCGTTATACCATCCCCACTGTCCCCACCATCCGGTCGTAGCGTCGTAGAACCATGTCGCATTGGCGGTCGGGAAGTTAATCACCCAGAGTTCATGCCCCTGATACATCAGATTGAACGCCACGGCATCCGAGACGATCGGGTATTTCGCCCATGCCGCCTCGACCGCCGGATTTGACACTACGGTGGGTTGGTAACCGACAGCCTGCACCGCTTTGCGCGTTCCACGGCGCGTGTCCTGCGCAATCCAGGCGACGCCGTTTCCGAGGCGGGTGAAGGAGAACGGCGCCTGACAGCCGATATGCATGATCGCCCCCGGGTCGGGAGCAAACGGGTTGTTCGCGTCCCCCACATCGCGCCATACTTCGGTTGATTCCAGATCTCCCGAGGTGTAAAGTTCCTCATGGTCCGCGAATAATGCCACCACGTTGTCCGGATAATCGGCCTTATCGAAAAAGTTCAACGGATCCCACATCGTGCCGTCTATCGTTCCGTCTGGAGCTCCCGAGTAGAACACGTCCTTGGTGGGAGGATAGGGCGCCGTGAAGAAGTAGCCATCGAGAAATTCGCCCTGCGATGCCGTGACAAGCTGCGCGGGGATCGAGCCCACGCCTCCCGTAGAGCCTTGCGCGCCGGCCGACGTTAATAGATGCGCCTGGCCTGTCGGATTCCCGTTGTTATCGAATACGATGCCCACGATCTGGTACGTTCCAGGCGTAAAACCGGCGCCGGATGTGATCGTGATCGAGAGGCCAACGTCGGAGGGGCCGAACTTATGGGTAGGGGACAGAATCACGAAACCGGCAGCTAATAGCTGTAGGTCGGTAAAGCTGTAGTTCCCGATCCACTCAACGCCCGTTCCCAGCCCTGACCCCGGAGTTCCCCACGCGCTTGCTCCGACCGCTCCCCCATTCGCATTCACGCTCGTAATCGCCTGCTGCAGCCACACGTTGAAGCCACCGCCTCCGGTGATCATGACGGTTCGGTCTACGTCCGTTTGGTCGAAGAAACCTCCGGTGGACGTGGTGAGCGTCTTTCCGCTGGTATCCGCCGGATCGACCAACAGGTCGGTGAGAGGATCCGAGAACTGCGCCGCGACGGGACCGTTGCCGTTGTCGATGTAGGCATGTCCCGCGCTGATGAGCATCACCTGCGAGCCGTTTGAGAAGAATTGCACGCGCCCGCCGTCGTTGCCGATTGTGCCTCCTGCGGGCCCGACGTTTGAAGCGCCGCTGAATCCCGGCGTCGAACGGTCGATGATCGTTCCGTTCGCCAGAATCTCGTAGAAATGCGCGCCGCCCGTCGCAAAGAGGCGAAACTCGCCGGGGTATACGCCGCGCACCGGAACCTGCGGGAGGGTGACGAACGTCTTCAGGCCGGGGAGCCGGATCAGCGAGCAGCGGGTGTTCTTATCGTGTACGTCCGTCCCCTGCCCTTCGACCGAGACAGAGACCTTCTCCGGTAGCCAGTTCATGGTGAACTCGGACTGTATGTTGGGGCTGAAGGGAGTCCCAAAAGGCCCGCAAAATGAGTCGAACCTGGGCATCAGATTTCCGTTGCTATCCTAAAGGCAATTATGGAGACTCTCGAACATCCCCCGATCGATAAGTCGTCTTGGGGTCCGGGACCGTGGCAGGACGAGCCCGATCGGATCGAATTTCAGTACGCCGGCATGCCGTGTCTCATGCTGCGCCATGACCGATACGGTCACTGGTGCGGATACGCCACGGTTCCTCCCGGCCATCCGCTTCACGGGAAGAGCTACCACGAAGTCGACATCCGGGCGCATGGCGGCCTGAACTATGCGAACGAATGCGAGGGTGATGTCTGCCATGTGCCGGCTCCCGGCGAGCCCGATGATGTCTGGTGGTTTGGGTTCGACTGCGCGCACGCTGGAGATTTTTCTCCCGGATTGGAAGCCGAACTCCTGAGCATCCCCAAAATCGTGGAGATGCGTCGCCATAAATACCGAGACCTTATCCGAGATGACGTCTACCGCGATATGCATTACGTTCGGCGCCAGACCGAGAGGCTCGCCGAGCAATTGAGCGGAATTCAGAGCCCGGGGATTGTGCCCGTAACGTAATTAAAATCCCCACGCGGACTCGAATTTGTACCCCAGTCGGCGGATGCGATCCGTGGGGGCAGATAGTTATTGCTCTGCAGAGCGTCCCGCGCTTTCATGGCGCGTCTTGCGAGGTTGGGAGGCATCTCCGTACCCCACAGATCCACGAGCTCTTCCGCGAGCGTCAGGGTGACGGCAGCCCGATATGCCGGCGGCGCTATGAAGCAGTCGTCGAGCGTGACAAACTCTTGGAGCTGCACCATCGTTTCGAGGCGCACGCCGTACGGATAGTTGGGCTCCATCCAGAAGAAGATTTCTCCGTTCGGGACATCCGGTTCGTAGTAGAGATCAGTCGGGACGTTCGACGTGACCGCTTTGGTGCGCTGCGCGGCCCACCAGGCGCTATCCCGGACGTTGATCGGCTGCTCCGTGGCGGGGTTCGTATCGTTCAAGATCAGGGAAGCCGAGACGATCTGCACCGGCCGCTGATTCGCCGCGAAATCAGGCGCGAGCAGTCCAGGCCCGATCAGTCCAGGCCCGATCAGGTGCGGCTGATGGCCCGGCGTCAGGTTGTAAGCCTGAAACGTCGTCGTCCAGGAATAGCATCCTCTTGCGCTCCAGTAATCGATCTGCTGATTGAGGAAGATCATCCCGTCGATTGCTTCAGACGCGGATATCTGGCCTTGTGGACGATGGAGCACACGGGCCTCGCGGAATGCGATATATAGAACGTCCCGGCACTTCGTGCCGCACGCCGGGGAAACAGCGCCGCCCCCGAATGTCGATTGATTCCACTCGAGTCCTTCATTGAATAGTGGCATGTCAGTAGCTCGGAACCCACTTTTGGGCGGTAGAATCCCAGGTCAGCGTCATCGCTTTGCCGATCGCCGCCGCGGACGCCGCCGCGATGTTGCCGCCGGTTACGAGAGTCCATGCGCCGGTCGGGATCAGCGTCACCGGCCCGGTGTATATTGCGCCGACCGAGAGATTGCTCCTTACGATGGTCGAGATCGCCGCATTCCCGCTGACTCGCGTGACGGCATTGGTGGGCGTGATGCTGGCCCCGGATACGATATCCACTCCCATTACGTCGTCTATCGTGCCGTTGTCATGGATAGCCCATCTGCCGCCCGTTGCGTTATTCACCAGCATGAAGCCCGCTCCATCCGTGGCTGACCGCTGGTTCCCGATGATGCGTAAATTGACGGTTCCGACAGACGGATCTATCTCGATATCTGCCGAGCCAGAAGCAGCCCCCATCGCAAAATAGTTGTCCAGGATGGTGGCGTCGAGGGCGGTAGGCTGGACGACGACTCCCTGGCCCTGGGTAGTCCCCGCCCCGATCGTTACGCCCTCCACCGTGTTCCCGTAAGTGGCGTCCGCGAACCCGATTCCCGCTATGCATGTGGCGGCGGTGGCGCCGCCCACCACGCCGCCGAGCACGCTGTTGTAGAACGATCCTGAATCGAAGTGGATCCCCCATTGCGTGTATTGGTCTACGCCGACTCCGACGATTTGCGAGTAGCCCGGATAGCGCAGGCCCGCGCCGAGGTTCGTCGACGCGAAATTGACGCCGATTATGGGAGCAACCAGGCATCCGCCCAATATCACTACCCCCTGGCAGTCATTCAATATATCGATGGCGTTGTACAGTCCTTTCAGCCCCTGAGTCGTCAACCCCGTCATGGTGCAATTGATCGCCCGCTCAAAGGTAACGAGCGCGGCGCGCGGAAACGTGAGCGTGCTGCCCGTCGTCATGTGGTAAATGTTCACCGCCTGGAATTGAAACGTGTACTTCCCCGTTGCATCCGAGGTCGAGCCCACCCACACGGTGGTGTTGTCCATCAAGATCCAATCGGAAGCCTGCACGGTAACGCAATAATCCAGGTAGACGGCCGTGCCGATATTGCGAAAGATCAGCGATTTGAGCTGCGAATAGTAAGAGTTGTACTCCTTGATGGCGATGACCGTGTTCACCGGGTTCAAACTCGTGCCGTCGAACATCAGGTTGCGGATGTGTATGTGGGTGCTGTTGCCCGCGGCGGGAGTCTGCATCATGACCATGGACGCCGAGCCGGGGACGAGCACGGTCGGGCTGCCCGCTCCCTCGACGTCCGAGTTATTAAAGAGAGTCACGGTGGCATTGAGCAAATAAGTTCCCGCCGGTATGTAGATGCCATAATTCGGAGTCGCCAGTTTCACGGCTTCCTGTATCCCCGCGGTGGCGGTCTGAATCGTCCATGCTCCCGAGTGCGCGTTCGCGCATTGAATGATGAGTTGTCCCGAGGCCGCTCCGGAGAGCGCGCTGCCGCCCGTGATAAGACACGCTTCGGCTGCTCCAGTCCCTCCGCTAACCCACAGGTAATGATCCGTCGCGAATCCGTTGACGCCTAGTGGGACCGGGCTCAGCGTGATTGCGTTGTTTCCCACCACCAGACTGCCTCCCGGGGTCTGTGGCGCGAATGCAGCCGGCAGGATAAACGGAGAGGTCGGCACATTGGCGAGATGCACGCCCAGAGTCTGCTCGATCGCCTCTACTTCGGCTGTCAGCGCGTTATGATGCCACGCATCCACAAATCCCGAGACGAGAGCCCCGGGAAGGTGAATCGCCGGCGTGGTGCCGTCGAAGCCGCGGGAAACCGGCACTACATCGCCTGAGGGAGGCCCGGTTACCTTGACGATTTCCAAATCGATCGAGAGCAGATTGTATGCGCTGATCGAGGAGGGATCCGACACGGTCATCAAAGTAGAAGCGTTGTCGAGCGCGAGCGCGAGCGCGGTCTGCTGCCGGTCCACCGCAATCGTCAGGTCGCTATCGGTGGCGATCGCCGCGGGATACCGGGCGGCGGGCTTGCCGAGCGATTGCGATTGAGCGGAACGGGAGCGCATCGGAAATACTCTGGCTGTCATGGGATCACCTTTTTCAAGTCGTTCTCAGGGCCGGCGGAGACGTCGGCCCAGGTCCCTGTGGAGGCGGTCCCGGGGCATTGTAGAGTTCCGCGTTCAACTGCGCGATCACGTTCTTCGACTGTTCGGCCGCATCGTTCAGTTCCTGCGTCAGCGGCCGTTGGAACGCGATACACAGATCTCTCGCCGCGATGGTGAGCAAGGTCTCTTCGTACCCCGGCGCAAGGTTGATAGTCCCGGTCTGAGCCGGAAGCTGAGGGATCGCCTGGAAGGTCCAGAGGATGACGCTGCCCGTCACTGGCATCGGGCTTACATAGCAGACGCCCGTGGGAAATCCGTTGTCATAGAAGAGATCTTCCACGTAAACCCCCGTTCGGCTCTTGTCCGGTACGCCTGCCCACTGGTCCGCTGTCGGGAGATTACACGGCCTCTCCACGCCGTTCTGCGCGATTACCGAGGCGCTCTTGATCTTGATCGGACGCGCCGTTGCATTCCAGACCATCCCTGGACCGTACGTGTAGCTCGCCTGGCCGCTCAGTTGATATTGCCCGCGGTTCATGCCAACCATGGTGAGCTTTTCGGCCGAGAGCGAATCGATCTTGCGGTTCATTATCCGGAAGGCCAGACTCAGATCGTCCGGGTTCGCGGTCTGCCCCTGGGCGTACGCGCCGACGTAAATAAGGGCATCGGTCAAAAGGGCGTTGATGTCTGTCGCCATAAGCCGTTAGACCTCGGCCACAACGCGCCCGTTAACCAGCAACTGACCTTTGACCACGGGAACAACGGGACCCGTCTGTCCCACTGCGATTTCGGTCGAATACCGGCTCATCAGGTGCGCCCACGTCTTCTCGTCTTGCGGGTTCGAGCCTCCTGGCCCTATGGGAGCAAGTACGGGAGGCTCAACGGGCGGTTCGACTGCGGCGGCCGCCTGGTTCACCTCAAACACCAGGTCGAAGCCGGTGATTGTGATGGAGCCGGAGCGCGCCGCGCCTGCGTTATCCGCGACCGCGAATAGCACGCTTGCATTACCGGTCACCGGTCCCATCGGGTCGATCACCGTGAGCCAGGAGTCGTCGGAGACGGCCGACCACTCGGTCGAAAACTCGCCGGCGATCACTTGGAAGACATTCGACGGGCCGCCCGAAGCCGGGGCGTTGAGACTCGCCGGGTTTAGCGATGCCATGGCGTCCCTACTTTCTGGGCGCAACGGTCTCTTTTTGACCGGCGCTATGGGCTTTGCCGTTGTCTTTTTCATCGGATTGACTCAACTTGCCGAGCTTCTCCAAAGCCTTCGCCGCTTTCGCGAGCAGCGACTGCAGGGTTTTGACCTCGTCCTGCGTAAGCGCGTCCGAGTCTTCGGGCTCAAGCGGGGCTTCCTCGAATCCCAGATCCAAGAGCCTGTCGTAATCGTGCTTGTCCGTCGCCACTTTGGTTTGGCGGCTCTTGTGGTTGTACAGCGTGAATGGATATTCGTTCGGCGTATTGTGGACGTTGTCCTTCTGGTCTTTCTGCTGCGCATCGGTGGGATGCGTGGTCTGAGTGCTCATGTTATTTCCTCTTTCCGGATTTGGTTTCTGGTTCGGCCTGCGTTTCTCCGCGAGCCGCGGCGAGCAGGGCTTCGCGCTCTTCCTTGGGCATACGCAGCAAGCGGTCCACCAATTCCGTTTCTTCGGCCTCCGCTCCTGTGAGCGGGATCTCCTGCCCTTCGGCCGGGAACGGCTCTTCGCTCCACCCCTGCGCCTTCATTTGCTCGCGTTCGCCGTGGTTCTGCGCGAGGCGCGCCGTACGGGTTGCGTAGTGGTACATGACGAAGGGATATTCGCGCTGTTGATAGTGGGGGACAGGAGGTTTCGCGAGATCGAACTCCTTCATGCCGCCGGCTTCCTTCTGGTCGAGTGAATCGAGAAGACGGCGTAATTTGATGCGCTCCTCGTACGAAAGAGCGGACTCGTTTACCGAAGGGGTCATCTGGTTGCCTCCCAAGCCATAGATATCGGCCATGGCTTGTTGCTGCTGTTTTGGGGTGAGATCGGTGCCGAGGCTATAGCCTTCGGATTCGTTGATGGGCATGGCTAAAAAAACGGGGAACCGGCTAGATCCTCCTCCGGCCCCCCGGGCATCAAAGCCTTAGAACGTCCCGGCCCCCTTCGCATAGACGGTGTAGGCTTCTGTGCCTATCCCGACGTTTGTGAAGTTCACCAGGAAAGTCTTGCTGTTAAGCGTTGCAACGGCGGCGGTTCCGCTGATGGTGCCGCCCGCTCCCGCGACGACGGTTGCCGCGCCAGCCCCGGCGCTTCTAACCTCGACCTCGAAGGAGGTTCCGACCATGCAGCCCTGAATGTTGTTGCAGAGATCCGAGGCTGACGGCAGGGTAAGATTGGCGGCGCCGGCAGCGTTGTAGATGATGAATCCTGACAACAGCTGCGCGGAAGTGAGCACGGCCGCCGCGGTGAGCGTGACCGGAAGAATCATCGGCATGATGACCGATTCGAAGCGAGGATCTTGCAATCCGAAATGTGAGCTTACTCTTGGCATCTTCTGATTCCTCCTATGCTCCGAGAATCGCCAATGCGGCGTTCTGTTGGTAAAGGTTGCCGAACCCGATGAGCGAGTCGTAGCGGTTGACCTGCATCGAGCGCACCGGATCCCAGGCAATGACTTTGCGGACTGCAATGCCACTGTCCGGGTCTTGCTGTTGTCCCGAAGACTCGACGGCTTTGGGCAGATAGAGCTTGCCGCCTACGAGCGCGAAGGCTTCGCGTGTGAGACCGAGACCGATTGTGCCGGTCTTGCCGTTGGGCGCCGTGGTTCCGGGCCATAGAGTAAGACCGGCGTTGTTGCCGGGGAGAGCGTCCACATTCTGATACTGGGATCCGGGTCCGTAGATCGCGGGCAGTATCGTGATCGTGTCGTTTCCTCCGGTGAGGGTCGCGCCGGCAGGGCAACTGAATGTACGAGGAACTAGAGGCCCCGGGCTCCTGCGGGTCATGGGGTTCACCCTGTTCGTCAAGGCAAACGAGAACTTATCGCCGGGATTGATGGTATCTCCCGCTGTTCCCTGGATGATGATTTGCCCGCCGGCCTGATTGCCGCCGATGACCTTGACCGTCGCCGCCCATGTGCCGGCGGTGTGCGTCCAGAGCGAATTCGACTCGAAGAAATCGAAGGCCGCCAGGACTCCGATGCTTCCGCGCTTCCACATGCGCGTGATCTCGTCCGCGGGGTGGAACACGTTGGTGATGTTCGATCCTAGCGAGGTCATCTGCGAGGTCGAGACCAGCGCGCAGCGTTTGCCCGTGCCGGCCGCTTCTTGCTCAAGGATGGCGCGGGCCTGGTAATAGGTCTGCACCGTCGTCGGATCCGTGCCGAGCTGACCGACGAAATTCGAAGTGTTGTAGCGGCCCCAGTTGGCTGCGCGGCTGTCGATCTCCTGCGCGATCGCTGCGCCGGCCGGCTCCCAGTAGTTCTCGCGGAGCTCGGCTTCGGAGCGCTCTAATTTCACGGCCCTCTCATAGTCGTCCCATTCGAACGGGACCTGGATCCACTGGTCAAGCGAGACCGTGGTAGAGATGCGGCTGATTCCCTGTGGGGCATAGCCCATGCCGTCCACCGTCAGGAATCGTTGCGGGAATTTGATCTGTATCGTGGATCCGGGGGCGAATTCCTTGTTGAAGTCTTTCTCCCAGTTCCGGCTGAAATACTCGGTACAGACCAACTTGTTGACGAGCAGCCTCAAGATCTCAAGCGAGACCCATGAGGTGTTAACGAAGTTGTTCGGATTAGGCAATTTAGATCTGACCCTTCATGCGGGCTAGGTCCTTGCGGTTCCTCTCGTTGAAGAACTTCCGGACGTCCCCGCTTGCCGCGGCGCGATCCGCCTCGTCTCCGGGTGGAGACGATGTGCCTCCGAGTTCGGTCGGAGGCGGCGGCGCCTGTTTCGGAATCCTGGCCGGGGGTTTCGTTTCGGATGTGAACTTGCCGTCTTCGCCTCGTCCCGGCGTCCCGTTAGTTTCCGGCTTATGGCCGTTCTTTTCGAGTTCCGCTTTGACGAGCGCTTCGACGGTGTACCACTTCCGCAGAGCTTCAAGAGGATCTTTAATCGAGAGATCGACGAACGCATCGAGCTCTTTCTGGTCCGACCCCATCACATAGAGGGCGTCTACCAGAACCTGCGAACGTGAAACCGCGGCCTTGATCGCCGGCGCAACCTGCTTGTTCTCGAATACCGATTTCGCGGTATCGAGCACCTTCGGTTCCGCTTCGTCTCCGTAACGCGACTTTGCTTCGTTCAGTTTGACCTGCATCGCCTGGATGGCTTGTTCCTGTTTAGTCCGCTGGACGTACTCCTCGACCTTTTGACCGGCTTTCCAGTCGGCCAGGTCTTCGTCGTATTTGTCCTTGGCGGTTTCGTACTTCTCCCAGGTTGTGAAGTCTTCCTGCTTCGGCTTTACCGGACGCGCGCCGGCTTGGGGCTCGGCCGCTTGTTGGGTGGACGATTCCCTGACTACGTCCTTCTTTTCCGGTTGGGCCTCCTGCTTTAGCCGGTCGCGTTGCGCGATCAAATCCCTGATCTCTTGATTCAACTCCTGCTTGCGGGCATCTGCTCCCTGCCGCTTATGTTGTGCGCCGGGTTCCGAGTCCGGGGTTACGGGTTTTTTTGGAGTTGCCGATTTCTCCGTTGACGGCTTCTTCTCGGGCGTTTCGCCGGTCATTCTCCACTTCACGTAATCTTCCGCGTTGGTGGGGACTGAGACTGGTTCCGATGTCTGAGAAGTCTGAGACTGAGGTTCCTCCGCGGGTGACGGGGCCGCGGGTGATTCTACGTCTTCCATAAAGTTTATTGCGGCTGCTGGCCGCTCTGATCCTGGCCGTTCTGCGCCGCCGCGGCCTGCTGCGCGTTCTGCGCCTGCTGATTCTGCGCGGCCTGGTCCGCCTGCACCATGTCCTGCTGATGCTCTTGAGCCGATAGCGCTCTTTCATGGGCCTGGTCGGATGCCTTTGCGCTGGCGTCGTCCAGTTGCTCGTGGGCCTGCTGGTAGAGCTCGTCGATCGCCGCCATGCGTTCGGAGAGTATCTGCGATTTCGTTTGGATCTCGGCCGACGCGGCCTGCGCATCCGCCTTCATCTTCTCGACAGCGAGCGAAGTCTGCGCCCTGAGTCGCTCCGTCATCATCCGGTACTCGCCTTCGACCACCTTCGCCTGCTTCTCCACCGTAAGCTTCTGCAGCTCAGCCTGCAATTGCTGAATCAGAATGCCCTGTTGCTGTAATTGCCCCTGCGTTTGCTGCAATTGCTGCATGCTCTGACTGGGGTCGCCCTGCTGAGGGCTAATCATCTCGGCCATCTGGTCGCCCAAGGGGCCGAGATCTTTCATCTTGATCGCCAGAGAAAGCAGTTGAGCGGCCTGCGGGGGCGCGATGGGGAGCTTGGGAAGCTGTCCGATGAGGCTGTCTAAGAAGTCTGAGACTTCGTCACGCTGCGACTGGAAGCTGGGGCCGGTCGATATCGAAATCGAGTGGTCTACCTCGTCCACCGGGAAGTGCGCCGCGCGTCCGGTCTTCTGATCGGCGTACGGTGCCGGCGTGTTCAGCACCGCCTGGCGGTAGCTTTCGTCCGCTTTCCGCAGTTGGATGGATCGGCCTTCGCGGCCGTAGACGGACGGTATCCACTGATCGATGACGCGGCCGGCGAGACGCAATGCACGATCGTACCCGTCGATGAAGTGATAGCTTCCGGTTGCTTCCATGGTCTCGATCTTGTCCATCGCTATCTTGGATTTTTCGTTACTACGCTGCGCCGCGGTGGGTAGCGGCGTGATTCCCATGGCGGCCTGAATTGCGCGTCTCGAGGAATCCTTGGCGACCTCATAAGCCCCGAAGTTCGGCGTAAACGGCTGCCGCTGGGGAAGCGGCGGTATCTGGCCGGCCGGCCAGTTATCAGGGATATCCGCCTCGAGGAAGCCGTACGGGATCTTGGTGATTGCCTCCCACATCTTCCGGTTCGAATCGAACATTCCCTTGTAGCCGATATAGGGAGTTTTGGGAGTTAACCCGGCCTCTTCCATCTCGAGCGAGTTGAGGTAGGCGAGAGACATCTGCGGATCCCGCGCCAGGCGGACGAGAGAATAAAGCACCCGCGCGCTCATGCCCCCTTCGTCGAGGTAGCGTTCAAGCCCGATCATCGGAATGACGGGCAGTATCGTGCCGATCTCCGGCTTGCGCTTGAGGATCTCGACCCCGTTCGTGAGGTACTGGCAGACGCTCTTTTTCTCGAGCGTGCGCTTCTCGGTATACTTGCCCTTCGGGTTGTCCGTCACCTCGTCGTTTTCGAGCAGGTAGATCGTGCGTTCGGTGGTTTCGATGCGCCAGTATTCCGCCACCACGGGGCCGTCCTCGAAGATCCAGTCCGAAGCGCTATCACGGTACGCGAAGCTGAAAGAGGTGACCTGCGCCTTCGGGAAGCGCTTCTTGTATTCCTTCCACGGCATGCGCTCGAGAACGAAGCAGGCTTTGCCGTCCGACCAATCCGGCTCTTTACAGTTGGGGTCGAACAGGACGCTGTTCGGATTCGCGATGACCTTGAGCACGATGTGCTGGTCGAAGAGAGTCTTGTTCCTCTGCTGACGCTGCGTTGCGTTCTGCGGGTCGTCTTCATCCGGTTCGGCGTACTGGTCCGTAACGTACCTGCGCGAGACGCGGAAGAAGGAATACGAACCCTCCACCATGTCCTGATAGGCTTTGGCGTAGATACTCGGCCCGTTCGAGTCGTATTCAATGGTCCGGATGATGTCCTGCCGCAAGGTCGCCGATTCGTCCGTCGAGCCTTCTCCCCGCGGATCCACTTTGATGCCGCGCCGGTTCTGGCGCATGGAATTGACGGTCTGGTAAACGTACTGGGAGAGCTCGTCATGGTTGATGCACGGGCGACCGGCGTCCTTCCTGGCCCTGCGGTCTTCCGTCGTCCACGGGTCTCCCGAGATGTACTTTATGTCGATGTTGCGCTCTTCCCTGACCTTCGACCAGGCCGTGTCGTAGGCTTTGTAGCGGTCTCTGATCTCGGTCAGCAGCTCTTCGTCGTCAGAGTCGGCGCCGCGAGCCGGAGCGTCGTTGTACGCGAGGTCGGTAGTCACGCTGCTGCCTTAAGGATTTGCAACGCCTGTCTGCCGATGAATTCTGAATATGCGGGCGGTATCGCCTGCGAGAGCTTTGACATCGGCATCCAGTCGATTCCCATGGCCTCGCGGGCCTGCTGCGTCGTGAAGATTTGCCGCTCGCGCGATCCATCCGCCAGCGTTAGCCCTTTCATGCCGCCTTTTCGGCCACCCTCGCCGGTTACGGAAATCGTTCGCTTGTTATCCACCGGCGTATGCCCCACCACCGCTAGCACATTCCGGCATCGGTCCCGCAGGTGGCCGCCATACACCCCAAGCGGTATCGCGCCATGCTGGCACTTCGGCCGAACCGGAATCGAAAAGCTCGTCTCGAACAGCCGATGGCGCCGCAGTTCCGCGCGCCCGTCCGCCGTCTGCAATCCGAACATCGTCCCGCAAAGCATCGTGAGGTAGCCGGATTCGCCAAGCGGCGCGCCCTCCACGTTCTCGATGCAGTAGGGGATACCGCTCGCCACGAGCCGCGCCCGCGTCTCGGGGATCAGGTTGGGATGATCTTTGGCGGTCGGCATGAAGCGAAGCGCGGTGAAGGCTTGGCAGGGAGGCGATGCCCAGATGAAATCGTATCCTTCAATCGGGAAAGTGAGCGCGTCCGCCTGGTGAAACTCATCTCCGCAGTAGTGCTTCTGAGGTGCGATATCCACGCCTGTTACGTGAAACCCAGCCATCTGCAAGCCGCGAGTTGCGCCGCCGGCACAGCAGAATAGATCCAAAGCCCGATGTCTCATTTCCGTTTAAGAGCGCGGGATCCCTTTTTCGCTTTGCCGAGGGAGGGATTAGCTTTCAGTTCATCGGCCATCTTTTGCTTCTGCGCTTCGCTCAGCGGAGAGTCCTTCCCTAAGAGCTTGGCGACTTGTTTAGGCGTCCACGGCATAATGGTCACTATGGAAACAGCAGAGTTCGCAAGACCTAAGACCGAATGGGGAGACGGCCCCTGGCAGCAGGAGCCGGATCGGGTGGAGTTTGAGCATGCGGGGCTGCCGTGTCTTGCGCTGCGAAACCGATATGGCGCGTGGTGCGGATACGCCGCCGTGCCTCCCGATCACCCGTTGCATAGCCGCTCTTATAAAGAACTCGACTTTGACGTACATGGCGGCTTTACGTATTCTGACTTGTGCTGCGGCGAAATCTGTCATATCCCAAAGCCGGGTGAACCGGATAACGTATGGTGGTTTGGTTTCGATTGCGCTCACGCCATGGACGTAACGCCTGCAATGGATGCTCAGCTCAGGGCTGTGGGTCTGGACCCTCTGAGGCGGGAGTACGATGTCTACCGCGATCTTTCCTACGTGCAAAACCAAATCCGAAGCCTTGCGGATCAACTCGCGGCCTCCAGATAAAAAGCCCGGCCACCGGAAGAATGGTCCGAAACGATGGCCGGGGAGTGCAAAGGGGTTGACCTATCTTTTCCGCGGGTCCACATGCGGCGCGTCGGGCGTCGGCACGGGAACCCAGACCCAGATCCAGCCGTTCAATTCCTGGAAGTAGGCCAGCGCCCAGAAGCCGGGCTGCGTGCCGCCAGCGGTTGCGGGCGGAAGGTTGATCGGATTCGATACCGAGCCAGTCTCGCCGCCAGGAGGCTTTCCAGGAGGCGTCGGCCATATGGTCGGCGGCGGATCGGGTGGCAGCACGATAGGATGCGTCGGCGTTCCCGGCGAAGGCCAGATCGTCGGCGGATCACCCGGCTTGACGGGCGGAATCACGATCGGGTGAGTCGGTACGCCGGGACTCGGCCAGATGCCGGGAGGAGGTCCGCCGGGCGCTATAGGATGGGCGGGATACGTGGGCGGAACGCCACCCCAGAAACCCGGAGGCTGTCCTGGCAGACCCTGATCGGGATAATGAGGCGGAGTGCCACCCCAGAAACCGGGAGGCGGGCCGCCGGGAGCGATCGGGTGAGCCGGGTAGCCCGGTCCAGGCCAGATTCCGGGAGGCTGACCGCCGGGCGCGATCGGGTGTGTGGGCCAGCCGGGAACTCCGTATCCGGGGTCTACGGGGCCGCCTTGCACTGGATAGATATAAGCAAGCATTCCTTGCATTACGTTTTTGCTCCTTGCGGGTTAGGGGTTACAACGTGCAGTTTCGACCGGAGGGTTGAGTTCCGGCCGTGAATGAAAATCAGTTCCAGTCGTGGTTATCCAGACAATCTGGACACAGACATTGCTGTTCCGCGAGCTCGTTCCATGCCCATCCTGCATGTCGAAGAGCCGAAATTGCATCGGCCTTGCGTTCGCCGAAGAAGATTGAGGCTTTGTTGCAGCGGGAGCACGCCACGTACAGCTCGAACTCCGGCTCGATCGGACCAGCGAGCCAATTACCGATCGTGGGCATCGTGTACGGCTTTAGATTTCCGCTCTCGTCCAGCGTGGGAAACTCCATCGATGCCGCGTGCTCTTTCGCATCGATGATGTAGGATTCGAGCGATCGGGCCGGGAATCTGAGGTTCGGGCTCATTGCGTCGTACATTTCGCGGCGTAATCCCGGCTCGCAGGCGCGCAGCAGTTCGCCGAAGTGCTCATGGTCCTGCACCACGCGCGCGAGGGCTGCAACCGCGCCTGGCTCATCGAGTGAGCCCAGTCCCCAGGACTTCATCACCCGGTTTATCGAGTTAGTCTCCTGGAGATTCCTCATAGGGCTGGCCGAGATACGCCATTAGCGAGCGGAGATGAGGCGGGTAACCTTCGCCCTTTTGGTCCCAGTAAACCCGAGCCTCTTTTGCGATATGCGCGAGTTGCTCTTTAACCGACTCATCGGAAGGCATGCGTTCTGCCGCGTACCGCGCAATATCCTCTTCGTCTGGATCTGGGCGACTCATTCCTCACCGGTTTCGCCACCGCCCGCCATACCCTTGACCGCGAGAGCTTCCGCGATGTGCTTCATCATCGCCCCGCCCTCGTTCGCGCCGAAGTTGTGCTCTTCGGCCGGCGGCCGGTCCATCGTCATGCCGCCCGATAGCGCGCCCTTGCTGAGCTTCGGCGTGGCCGCGAACTCATGACGCACGGAGTGGCCGTTCTTTCCCGGACGGATGCGCAGCTCTTCGAGTTTTGGTTTTGCCATCAGTCGCCTCCCTTGAGCAGAGCGTTCGCCTTTTTCCGGATCTTAGCCGCGGATTCAGGCGAGAGTTTTCCTTTATTGACCATCTGGGTAGCGCGGGCTTTTGCATTCGCGGCGTGAGCCCGATTGGGCATGGGATATTTTCTCGATCCCGGCAGCCCGAACTTGCTCGCCGGAAGCTTGTTGCGGGTTGCGGTTTTTAATTCGGCCATACGATTCCTTTCAGGAGCTAATCTCTACTGGGGATTGCTGCACGTCAAACCATCGTCCTGCGCACTCGATGACAAACATCGGGACACCTCCGGACGTGCATATGTAGGCCACCCGGGTGATCTTCGAATGGCCGGCGAATGCGGCGAGGACCAGGTTATGCACGGTGAGTTTGCCTTGGTTCTCTCCCGCATCGAGCGATGCCGGCCGATCGAAGCAGTGAATCAACGTGGCCCGCACTTCGCCGGCCGAGCTTTTGATCACCAGGTTTTTCACACGGTCACAATCGTCGCGATAGCCCACAGGCACAACCCCGCAGCCATGAGATTCAAACGCGGCGTTGCGACTCCAATAGCAGCCAATAGCAGGCAGATGATTGCAAGAATCATCAGCAGCAGGCGTATGGTAATCATTTCAGCGTGCTCCTTTCGCCCGCTTCGCCAATTCGCGGATGCGCTCGAGTTTCCGCTTATTCTTGGTTCCCAGCTTGAAACCTTTGGCGTTGGGATCCTGCACTTCGGTGTAGTTCTTGATGGCTGCGGGTATGCCCTGTTCGGGTTTATTCATCGCCATATCGCCTTCCACCAGGGGAGCTTGATTCCATGTCTTTCACCGATCGATCGAATAGCATCGTCGAAGCGCGGCGACTTCAGGACCAGCCATTCGGCATCGCGTAGGACGGAAGGGCCAGGCTGCTCGTAGGGTCCGATGACGCCGAGAATGCGGAGGGCCGCGAGAGCCTGACTGGTATCGCGGGCGGTAAAGATGGGGCGTATCATTCCAAGCGTGCCAGCGCCATTCCGAGGCACTTAGAAACCTCTAACAGGTCAGACCTATCTTTCCGATCGAGATACATAAGCCGCTGCGTCGTCCATTCGAATGACTTGTTGAGCCGTTCAGTGAATTCCTCGTATCCAGCGCGGTGTTTCTCGTCGCCTAAGACCCATTCGAGCGCCGCGATCCAGCCGGCAATCTCCGACGTTTGCGCCGGATCATGCGTGGAGGCGCAGCCATCTTTAAAGTGCGCGAGTTGCTGTTCGATTCGACGTTTACTCAGCATTCCCGCCATTATACGGGTCATCAGCTCCACGGGCTCCTCACGGCCTGCACCTGCCGCCGCTCTTCCGCCTGGCGATCCTTCTTCGGCTCGCGGATGCTTACGCCTAAGGTGCGGAACGCATCCGCGCAGTGCGAGTTCACATCATGGAGTGGCTCACGGGTCGGCCCCTCATAGCTTTGCATCTCGCCGTAGCGGTACATCCTGAGCCTTCTTAGGCCGGCCGCCGTCCGCTGCTCGTCGAAATAACAGAGCGGGAACACCGTGCGCGCGGCGTTGATGCCGTCCGAGATCGGCAGACGCGGCGCCACCTTCACCTTCCACCCCACGGCTTTCATCTGCTCCTCGATCGACTTTCCCGATCCCAGGGATTTCAGTCCTCCGTCCCACGGCAGGAAGGCCGTTCCGAAGACGTACCCGCGCTTCTGGAGCTCGGCCAGGTAGGAATGCAGCGGTTGCCGCTCGCCCTCTTCGTAGTCGATGATGCGGTATTCCATGGGGAACGCCTGGAACATCCAGATGCTCACCATGTCGCCATAGCCGAGGTCCCAGGCTGTGTCGACTGGCTTTGACGGGTCGTACGGCACACGCTTGATGCGGCCTTCGACGTCCACCGCCCGCAGTTCGTTCGCATAGATCGCATTCGCGAGGGTGTTGATGCACGCGCCTTCCCAGATGTGGTTGTACTCATCGATGTTGGCCCGCTTGTCCGCTTCGGCCAGCTTGCGAAGTCCATCCGGAAACCATGGGTTATCGCGATAGGTGAGCTTGCGGACGATGGCGCCTTCAGGAGGGTTAACCACGAACCGCTGGTATGTGTCGTCGCTCTCGAGATCGGGGTTGAACGATACCCATAGTTCGCAATTCGGGACGCGGTAGAGGGTCGGGATCAATTTATTCCACGAAGTCTTCGAGACGCTTTGCGCTTCTTCCACCCAGCACAGATCGATCGCCTCCATGGATTTCAGATTGTCCACATTGTGCCGGAGCCCGGCGAAGAGGACCTCAGTTCCGTTGGTGCCGTAGAATGCGCTCTTCTCGATCCGGTAGAACGCATCGAGGTTGAGATCCCTGATCTGCTCTTCGAGAAGCTGGTGGACCGAGTCGCGAATCGACTTCATCGTTTCTCGCGCGCACAATATCCGCATCTTGCGCCGCGTGCCGGCAATCAATAAAGCCCGCGCGAAGCCCCAGGACTTCGTTGCGCCGCGGCCCCCGTACGCTACCTTCACCGGCGCGGGGTCGAACAGGAAGTCGAGCGCGGCCGGGAAATCAGGCTTGCTGATCAGAACCTGGGACGTCACCTGGCCTCACGAACCTCACTTCAATCACGGCCTGCACCGGAGCGCCTTCCGGTCCCGATATCTCCTGCCGCTGAACCCCGTATTTTTCGGGCATCATGCCGCGGAGAAGAAACTGCATCAGCCCGCCGTCGAACCGCCGGACATGGCCGCAGACTTTGCCCTGATAATGCACGGGCTCGAGCCAGCCTTTTGAAGCCCTGTCGACGGCTTCCGATTCGAGATATTCGGCTGCCCATTCCCGAGTCTTCTCGAAAGCGGCGGCATACTTGGGGTATTTTTTGATCCAGCGATAATGACAATCCCGGCCGACCTTGGCCTTCTTGCACGCCTCGACGATGTTGCAGGTCTCGGCATATGCCTGAAGCAGCGAATGGGCCTTCTTTACGAAGTTCTCTTTGCCGCGCGCCATCCGCTCGAATTATTACCGGGGCCGCTCGATTACCCACGCCGAAGCCTCTTCAATTGGGAGAGAGAAGAGTGCAGCCCCGGAGAGGAAGACAAACGACCCCGCTAATGCCGCAATAGGGGACTCACCTCCCCCGAGATTTACCCCCCTTCGCGGCATCCAGTCCCCGTTAGGATTCAACCAGTCTGAGACGCTTATAAGTCCAGACGTTCTTCGGGTTCTCATCTGTTTCGGCGCGTATTGCAAACTTTTGCGGGTTGCCGCTGCGGGGGCGTACGATCGAATCGTCGCCCAACGCGAGGATCTCGATTGCTCCGATAGCACGCCTCCGCGTAAATACCGGAGTTGCATTGGGCGCAAGGAGCAGTCGCTTCACGCGCTCCGGGCCGGCCATCTCAATCACCATGGATCCGGCTGTTACCGGGATGCGCGGACGCGCCAGAAGATGCACACTTTTACTCCACTTACAACGGGCGGAGTAGTTTTGGACGTCCCCTCCGAGAGACGTTCAGGCAGCGGATCGGTTCGCGGCCTGCTCCCTTCGGATCACCTTAAGGTGCCGAGGGCCTGTGGGCGCCTGCACGGTATACAGGCCGTCCTTGTCTTCGGGGTCCGGTAAAGACTTCACATGCACGACGGCAGTGGCGACGAAGTCCTGGGTTCCCCATAGTTTAAATAGAGCCTGCTTCCCTTTGAGAGAAACACTACGTATCCTGTCCCGACTCGTGATTATGATATCGCAAGTTTTAGAAGTAAGTGTTTCTTCTTCATTGGGAGGGAGGTCCGGATTCCAATCCAGGATGAGCGATCGAAGCTTTTCGTGGCGCAGAAGCCGCGGCTTGAAGTTGGCGACTTCCTGGTCGAGAGCCGCGAATTCTTCGAGCAGCTTTACCCGCTGGTGGCTCACAGGATGAGCCTGCGCGGATATTATAATGCGCGGCTTTCCCGCGGCTTTCTTCGCCGGCGGTTTTTTCTTCGCTTGCAAATTGAAAGTATAAACCAAGGGATCAGGAATCGCTGCCGGTCTTTTCTCCCCGCAGATGAGATTCGAAATGCTCCGCAAAGGTGAGGAGACTGATCTTGAGCGTAGGCAAAAGACGGCACACCAGTTCCAGGGTGGGATTATGCCGTCCTTGCTCGAGGCCGCTCATGTATCGCCGCGACACGCCCGCCTCGAGGGCCAGCCGCTCCTGCGAGATCCCCGCAAATAAGCGCAGCTCGCGAATCGTCTTGCCAAACGCGCGCATCACCCCGGCGCGCGAGGGAGGTTGCATAGACTGCCAACTTCCCAATTTGCGGCAGATATTACCACGCCATCTAGGGACCCGCTATATAATACTCAGTTGTATGTAAAATCAAGGACTTGTAATTGGTATGGAGACCAGCGCCTGGCACGCGCAGCGGAGCCGTTTTCAACACCCCGTGGAAAACCCCTATTGCTCGGGGTACCGATGGCGGTAAAATGAACCGAAATTCACTAAGGAGTCATGAAGGGCATGATCCAGACGGAACCAAGGATAAAAGCTACCGTGTTGCTGACACTAGCTCGCCAAAGCTAAGCTTCTCTCCCTTGGCCCCGCCTGGCGAATGCGGCTTACGCACTGCACGTATGCTGCAACGTCATACTATCACCGTCCAACCGCATATTACAACTACCCTTGAGCGCTTCTGGGATATTGGTCCAGCAGGGGTTCCTCTGGTTTTCGCTTGCGCCGCGTTGAGCGCTTGTGGGATATTGGGTACAATTTGGGGGGCGCGGTGCGGGCGGCCGTTCCCACGGCTGCGCGTAAACCGCACCGCTCCCCTGAAGACCCTGGTTACGCGGGGAATGCAAATACTTTATTTACAATGCGGTGATAGAGAATTGGGGGTCGGTGATGCGCCGCCCTAGAGTATAGGCACACCTCTTCTTCCCTGGAACTTGGCGGTCTTGAGGAAGAGGAGGGAGTGCGAGTTACAAGGCAGCTATCAGGTACCAAGCAAGGCTCGCGAAGACGGTTTCATTATCCATCTTTCGCGGGCCTTGGCGCAAGTAGGTATTTTTGCTCAAGGAGCTGAAAGATGTTCACCGGTAAAATTGGCCGAAGTTTCGTAGACAACCAGGAAACCCTCAGTTTTGATCACACCGGCCCCGGCCTGCCCGAAGATCCACACCTAATACCCGAAGACGAGCGCATCCTGCTCTTTAGGTATTGGCTCTACGCGATACGCGAATCCCTTGCGAATTTTCTCGAAGAGGTCAGAACTACCGATGGGCTATCGAATAGCGCAAAGAAGACAGCTGCCTGCATAGTGGGCCACACTATCTTGTCTATTCAAGATAAGATGTCCCGCTGGGCTGACGCCGTGGGCCGAGATTTTGAGGAATTTAAACGCCTACATTCGTTCCTCGAAGACGACCTGCCGATTGCCCTGGAGAAGCTCGGGTATAGGTATAACGGCCCGCTGGATCAGGGCAACAGCCCGCTGAATCACGGAGACGTGCAATGAACGGCGATGGCACACTCCGGATTAAAGGCGCGGATGGACGTCAGATCGACATTCCGCGCGGCAGGTGGTACACGCTCCCCAAGGCGCGAACCGAACGCACAATGAAGGATGATCTATCGGGCGGGGAACATCGGGTTTATGCCTGCCTGGGGCTTATGACTATGGGTTGGCAGATGGAAGAAGCCGTCGTCGGGGAGAAGAGCGGCAAGATTGTCGCCACTAACGGCTCCCGCTGTCGCTATGCCACCACGGGCGATATAGCGAGGATTACCGGCATGGATCAGGCCAACGTGCGCAAGTATTTAGATGGACTCGACACCAAAGGCTACGGCGAGCGCCGCCCCATAACGGGAAACGGATTACATAAAGGCAATGTGGTGATATGCTCATACGCAAGCCCGCGCGTTCCCAAAGAAGGGGAAAAGAGGTTGCGCGCTACCTCTTTCTTGGAATCTGCGCCGGATTCCGTAAAGCCAATCCTCGCGTTCGCAAAACGCCATCGAATCCCAATCCCGGATGGTTTAGATGAGGTAGCGCGCAACCTCTTTATCGAAAAGTATGCACCCATGGCGCGAGACCTCGAAGATATAGAGAACAAGATAGCGCGCGAGCTAAAAAGCGATTACGCGCCGGCCCCCCTATATAAGGAAGAAAGAACTGAAAGAACTTTTAAAGAACCCCAACCCCCGGCCGGCCAGCCGGTTTTAGCTCCTCCTGCTCCTGAAGCTGCTCCTGCTCCAAATCCCACCCCGACGACTCCACCAGATCCGCCACTTCCTCCACCACCTGAAGAAGCAAAACCGGCTGGCCGGCCGGAAGGGTTGGGGTTTGAAAAGGAACCTCTAAAACCGCTGATAGAGCAGCACCTGAAGACGATCCCAATCCCCGCTCTCACACCTGAAACCGTCGCCGAAGTAGCGAAGCACATCACCAATTCCGAACTGCTCGAACAATTCAAAGAGGTAACGACCAAGCCCACCAAGAGCCCGCCTAGGACGTGGGGCCTCATCATCGCGAAAGCCAGAGAAGTCGCGCAGGACGGCGAGCGATACAGGGAAGCGAAATCAGCGGCGGAGAATGGTGATGGCAACGGGCACTCGCCGCCGAGGATGAGCCGGTCTGAGCAGAAGATGGCGGACTATGTGCGCCGCCGCCAAGAGGAAAAAGGCCGTGCCGGTAAATGAAAAAGAGGCGTACAAGCTCGCCGTCCGGCTTACGACCATTCCGGATTGTCCCCGGGTTGACCAGGCGATAGAGGCTCTCGCTGAAGATATCGAGAAGCTTTGTACGGACGACGACGAGGCGAGATGGCTGGTCGATCGCGCCCGCGAATGGCCGAAGTGGATGGGCAAGGCCGGCTTGATTGAGCTGATGAAGGAAAAACGTCCAGCCCTTGCGCCAGAACGCCGCATAATCGATCTCGGGCCCAAGCCTCCAGTCAATTGCGCCGCGTGCCAGGATTGGGGCCATCTCTTCCGCAACGGGCAGCGCGCATATTGCTCATGCGCGGCGGGCGTTCAACTCCAAGCCGACCAACCGGACTTCCTGGAAAAGATGCGTTTATCGAAGCTGACGGATATGCGGGCATTGCAGACTTCGGCGCCGCGGCGTCCTATTACCGAAGGCGATCTTCAAAAGGCGTTCGCAGAACGGCAGAATCGCACTGACGAGATGATCGACCGCGCCGAGAAGGCCCTCGCAGCGGAAGAGTCGACCGCAGACCAGAAAGAAATGGCGCGCGAGATTCTCCGCGGCGCATCAGCGAAACCCAACTGAGAGGTATCATGACCCGCGAACAGATGTTCCTCCGCTTCGGCTTCTACTGCGGGCTCGCCCACCGCGAACTGGGCGATATATCCTATGCCGAAAGATGGATCGGGAGAGCGCACTTGTTGACCATCGAAGACTATATGCGGGAGACGGGCGAAATTTCGCAGCGGCTGACCGCGGCTGGTTTCATCCGGCCTGACGAGGACCCATGGGAGTCCCAACGATGACGATCTTTACCTACGCCATTCTGCAGGCTGCACGGCAGCGCATGACGCCAGATGAGGCCGAGGTCGCAGCCGAGCTCGCGCGGCTGGCCGATCACGGTAACCGGGACGCCGCGGATGCCCTTGGGGATATGGTCTGCGATGTTCTTCGCGTCCGCAGCCTGCCATCACTCCGCGAAGAAACCGCCGCGGTTGACGCTGTGGCGGCGCCATGAAAGCCCTAGCCATCGTCATGGGCGGGTTGATTCTGGTTGCCTTCCTGACCGAATGGCTTAATCTGCTGAGGGTGCATCAACGCAGAGAGCGCGACAGGGAGCGTGAGGCGTCTAACCTGAGCCATATCACCGGGACGAAGCGTTGGTGGCGTGAGCCGCCTTCTGACGGTCCGGAAGGGGATCACTGATGAAGCGTCTGGCTATGTTCTATTCGCTCCTTGCCGTGTTCCTGGGGTACAGATTCATTTGCGACCGAAGCGAGCACGAGCTTTTCACCGCGATTATGTTGGTATTCGTCGCCTGGTGCGGATGGCGGCAGGCGTTACGGGAGCCAAGATGAAGATTTACTGCGGCGCCGGCGCTTACCTCGAATCGGATGAAGGGAATCGCCACACGGCGTTTCACCGGCGCATCCTCCGCGTCGAGCGCATCCCGAACACCTTGGTCGGCAATTGGATAGATCTGGAATGCGGGCATCGGGCGCAGGCATTCGGCGACCTGCGGCACGCCGCGGGCGTAGTGCTGTGTACGGCGTGCCGCGATCGAGAGCAGGTGCAATATGGATCTTCGAGCACTGGTAGAGAAGGCCCGCGTGTCTAATAGCCACTTCGATGCCGAGGAAGCGGCGCTAGGAGAAAAGCCGCTGCACGGCCGACAGGCGATCGAGACGGCGATCGCGGCGATCGAAGCGGCTATTGTGTGCGAGGATTGGGACTTTGCGGCCGAAGCGCTTGTGATGCTGCAGGACGAACTGCGTGTCTCAGACTTCTGAGAAGCGGTCTACAACTTCTCTAAATCCGCACGCCGCAGTACATTGGCCCCATGCGGTCCCGCGCCTTTGACGAGCTCCAACTTTCCCTCTTCAATCAGCCTGCGCAAGTACCTGAGGCCGAGTCCGGTATATTCCGACGCTTCGCCGATCGTAAGGTACAGCCGTTCCGCCAGACGTACTCCTAAACGTGTCTGAGAAGTCTGAGACATGCCCGTAATGGCCTTGGCGAGCGCTTGCATGAAGTCCTCTGGGGATGATTGTCTCACCGCCAGGGCTTTAGATCCGTTCACTGCGGGCGGCAGGACGAACGGTTCCATATCCGGGTTCCGCTCCTTCGCCAGCCGCTCCACGTCGCCTGGGTGATAAACCGCGATCGCCGGGCCGCCTTCGGGACGCTTCCATCTGGCGGATTGCAGAGCTTTGTCCTGCGCCAGACGCTCTATATGCTTGGTGCTGCAGCCGATCAGGGCCGCGGCTTCCTGTTTCGGTAACCAGTTTGAATAGTGTGGTTTAGGCATTTGTCTCCGATGTCTCAGAAGTCTGAGACAGTCTCAGCCATTCCGATGTCTGAGACGTCTCAGACACAAGCCTAAACCGGGTCCCCCGGGGGAACGCTATTTAAATCGTGATACCGCTAACCTGCGTAAATCTGGTAACATAGGCGCAAGTTTCCGGCCCCCCGTTGGGTGTCGCGTATATGCACGATTATGCGCCGCCCGCCCGCCCGCCCCGCCGCCGCCAGGCGAGCAAATTTCCAGCAAACTTCAGCACTTTCTGAGCTTTACTTTACGGTGGATTGAGGGTGCGCGTATACTGGTAAAAACATGGGGAAACCGGCGCGAAAAAAGGCTCCAGTTTTACCTTACAACCAAAAAGGTAAACTGGCGAAAAAACGCCCAAAAAAGGCCCGAAAACGCGCCGAGCGAAAACAGCTGCCCTATCTGACAGTTCCCGAAAAAGACCGCTTCTTTCAAGCTATCCACGATGTGAGAGATCGCGCTATCTTCCGACTGCTCTATCATCACGGGCTGCGAGCTCGCGAGATCGGGAAGCTCGACATGTCCGACTTCCGCCAGGGATCGGCCCTGAACCTCGACCGGCTGTATATCCACAGGCTCAAAGGATCGATCTCAGGCGAGTGCGCGATGGTCCCGATCGCCGCGCAGGCATTGAGGGCGTGGGTCCGGAAGCGCGGCGATAACGAAGGGCCGCTCTTTCCATCGAGGCAGAAAGGACGCATCACCAGGCAACGCATCTTCCAGCTCATGCGGAGCTACTGCGCGGCCGCGAAGATCCCGCGCGAAAAATCGCATCCACATGTCCTGAAGCACACCTGCTGCACTCATTTACTCAGTGATAAGCGGGAATCGATCGTGGATGTGCAGACCCACGTAGGACATGTGCAGATTGCAAATACGATGGTCTATGCGAAGTTGACGGGGGAAGCGAACGAGGCCAGAGCCAAGAGACTGCGGGAGTGGAAGTGACGATTCACTCTTGCCCTTATTGCGGGTTTCAGGCAGAGGCTCTCGAGGCGAGAGCATGGGGTCATCGTCCAGATACTGCGCCCGCATTCCCATTCCTGCCGTTCATTTGTGGCGGATGTTCTATGCTGATGCTGATCGATATGGAGACGGGGAGCTTAACCAAACTCACGGAGGATCTGGTCGAGATCTTGAAGGCCAACCCGGTGCTTTGGGATGCAATTGAACGGCAGCGGGAGCGGGTGCGGAAGTGATCCGCCTGTATCGATTCTTTAATTTCGAGCGGGACTCTAACGGCGAGCCGTTTGCCCTGTGCGATGACTGCATCAAAGTACAACCCGTGCCTGAATCTTGCTACATGGATAAGATTGCTGACAAGGCCCTGCTGCCCTGCAAGCGGTGCGGAAAAGAGCGAAGAGGTTGAGGGAATGGAAATGACGCGATCAGAATGGACCCACGAGGAAATTGCCGCATTAAAACGTAAAGTGGAACGTTCACTCCGCGCCACAGAACGGGAGTATCCCGATATCCGACCATTGCCACCCATGGACGAGGAAGAAGCGAAGGGCCTGCTCCATGACTTCTTTAGCGTTGCCGCCGAGCGCCTACTCGCTTAATCTGAATCCGTAATGCTAGGCCAGTTGCTGGCTGCTTACACGATGGCTGTCGAGGCCCGCATGCTGGGAAGGAAGGGCGGCCGGTACATGGTAATTAGCGAGGAGAGGCTACGGCAGATGCAAG